AATTTTTTTGTTGGGATATAATGACAAAGAAGAAGTAACAATGGGATTTATATTCAGGTTGAAAAAAAATCAGGTTTCTAAATATAGAAATAACCATAGAGTTGACTTTTTTATTGATAATCGGCAGATCTCAATCTCTGATAGTGTTTGGGATATAATAGAAGATGGTCAGGAATATTTAGAGCATATTTTCGTTGAAATGAAGCCAGAAAATCTGGAAGAAATAATACAGGGGAAAAAAGTTCAATATCGAATTGGAAATGATACATATACATTTCCAAAAAAAGAGAAGAAAAATCTGGCTAATTTTTTGAACCAATTAAAAAAAGACAGAGAACGCTATAAAAAGATTTTTAGTTAGAAAACAAAATATATTATAAAAATACTTGACAAATAGTATATTCTGGCTTATTTTCTGGCCAGAATGGCAAAATACTTTACAGACCGCCGAATTTGCCTGCCGCTGTGGTTGCGGGCTTTCAAAACTTGATCCCGACCTGATCCAAATCCTTGACAAAGGCCGTGAACTATTCGGTCGGCCAATAATCATTACTTCCGGGACGCGGTGTGAGCGGCATAATCGAATAATCGGCGGGGCCTTACATTCGGCTCATCTTGTAGGAGCTGATGGCTGGTCTCATGCTGTCGATATCAAAGTCGTATCCGGCCAGACCTGCTGGGAACTTTTCCATATCTTCTGTGCTCTTGGTATAGTTCGATTTGAAGTGTCAAATAAGCACCTTCATATTGACAATTCCAAGAGTATTCTTCATCCGCAGAAAATTTTAATCGGGACTTATTTGAAGGAGGTGTAATATGTCCTGGTTTATTATGATTCTTTTCCTTGGCTATATGTTTGAGAATCTCACGCTTCTGATTTTGGAGATGAATCTCAGGAAACTGAAATGGTGGGAAGGTGTGGCGTTCTTTTTGTTTGGCGTCTTTATTGACGCTATCAGAAATTTGAAATCAGTATGGAAAAAATAATGTTCAAGCCAGAAATATTTGAAATGCTTTTGGTTTGGGTAGGTGGGGCTGCTGGAGTCCAGGCATTGACGGAGCTTCTAAAAACTCTCTGGAAAAATGCCGATACCAGGGTTAAAAAAATTTTGAATTTTCTGGCCGCGATTATTGTTACCGTCGCTTTGGTTTCCGCTTTCCTCTGGGCGAATGATATTTTTTCACTGAAAGCTCTGGTTCTTTATGGATTTCCTATGTGGTTAATTGCAGCTAAAATCTATGATATCTATCATCCAAAGGTTAACCAATGAAGAACGTACTGATAGTATGTCTGATTATTATAGTTATTTTATTATTAGTATTTATTATTAATACTAGGAACCAGGAAAAACAATTAGAACAAAAAATTAAAGAAGCTGAAGATGCAATTGCTTCACTTGAACTTGAGGCTTACCAGCTAACGACACAACTCCAGCTACTTGAAAAAATCAATGCCGATTACAAGCAGAAGTATTCAGAGCTTGAAAAGCAAAAAGCTGTTATTGATGTTGCTCTCAAGGAAAGTGAAGCGCGGCTTGAACAGATCGAAGCTCAGGTGGTGGCCATACCGACCTGTGACCTGGTATTGAATATCCAGGACATTATCGGCGATACCGGAGTATTTCAGACAGAAACCGGAATGATATTCACTTATGAGGCCTCTCAAAAAACAGCGGCCAGGCTCTTTCAATGGAGAGAATTCAGTCTGGTCAAGATACCAAAGCTTGAAGAGAAAATCAAAATACAGGAAAACCAGATTGCTAATCTTGGATTTCAGCTATCTACATGGGAAGCCAAAGAGAAAATCTGGAAAAAACAAAATTCAGTCTGGCTCCAGGAAAAAACTATCATGAATGACCTAATCATTGACTATTCGAAAAAATTATCTGCTCAGAAAAAAAAGAGCAAGCTGACATCAGCCTTATTTCTTCTGGCCGGTATAGGCGGCGGGCTGCTGATAGGGAAATGAAGAAAGGAGAGAAGAAGGCATGACATTTTCAGGAAGTTTTTTCATTGACGGGGCAATCCTCATTATGGGCTTCAAAATACTCGATGAGTTCATTCGATATCAGCTGAGGAAGCAGCACAAAAAGAATGGAAGTTCAGCGCCTGGCACAGCAGAAATCTGCAGAAAACGAGGTGAGGAAATAAGCGAACTAAAAGAGTTCAAAATAAATACTACAAAGTCCCTAGAGAGAATAGAGAATAAACTAGATAAATTAATAGAGAGAGTATAATATGGCAAGAAAGAAAAGTGGTAGGCCTCAGGCAAAAAGAAAAGTTGGTAGGCCGACTAAATATTCTGAAAAGACTTGTTCAGACTTGATGAGGCTTATTGAAAAAATGACTATTAATAATTTCTGGGATTACTGCGAAATAAATAGCGTTGCCTATTGTCTCAAAGTTAATACAGATACTATTTATGAGTGGCAAAAAAGATATCCAGAGTTTTCCGAAAGTATAAAAGTCTGGCGAACAAAACGAGATATGCTTTTCTGGAAGGTCCCGATGAAGGATGTTCTGAGAATATTTCTTTCTAAGATTTGGTTTGGATATCGAGATGAAAAGGACTTGACCATTCACGAGTCGAGAAAGGAGATTAACCTGGCGTTTTCTTATGGCTCTGAAGAGGGTCAGGAAGGGGAAGAAAAAGGGATAGAAGATGAGCAATGAAAATAATTGGTTTCTGTCCAAGGCCATCACAGAGGGAAATATTATTATATCCGGCCAGGTTCAAGTGTGTAGCGGCAGGCAGGAGATACGGAAAAACAGAAATGGCCCTAAATTGGATACTAGATCGGGCAATACCAAAGCCAAGCTCAAACTGTATGTGGGTAGCACCGATATATCGGCAGAGCAGATATGCCTATCGAAGGCTACTTTTGGCATTCGAGCGGCCAAAAGCAATGGAATGCATACGGAGATATTCAGAGGTGGACATGACGATTGAGTTTCAGAACAGAAGCCTGGTCAGTTTTCGTTCGGCCGAAAAGTATGACAATCTCAGAGCCGAAGGTATCCACCGGCTGGTGATTGATGAGGCCGCCAGGGTCGAAAAAGAGGCTTGGGAATCAGTATTGAGGCCAGCATTGAGCGATACCAAAGGTGATGCGATGTTCATTACAACGCCGAAGGGCAGAAACTGGTTCTACTCTCTTTGGCTGATGGGCCAGAGGCCTGATGAGTTTCCGGATTATCGGAGCTGGAGGTTTCCGAGCAGTGATAATCCACTAATCACGCCTGAAGAGATAGAACAGGTCCGGGCCACCATGCCTGAGAATATTTTCAGACAAGAGTTCCTGGCTGAGTTCATCGATGAGGCCGGCGAAGTAATACCGAATGTGGATAGCTGTGTAGTGCTACCGGGGCTTGAGAAAGAGAGAAAGAAAGAAAAACAATACTATGCTGGAATCGATTTGGCAAGGGTTCAGGACTTCACTGTTGTCTGTATCATTGACAATGAGTATCGGCTGGTTGATTTCTTGAGACTACGGCAGGTGAATTGGGACATCCAGAAAAACGAGATTGAGGCGATGCTGAAAAAATACGATGCACTTTCTGATTGCGACTCAACTGGAGTCGGTGATCCGATCGTAGAATCTCTGGTAATGAGCGGTGCTTCTGTCAGGGGATTTGTCTTTTCGGCTACTTCAAAACGGGCACTGATACAGAATCTGATTTTTGGTTTTTCTAACAAACAGATCAAACTTCCACCTATTCCAGAATTGATTTCTGAACTTAAGGCACTGACGTATAAACAGGGGCCATCAGGTCAGCTATCATACGAGGCGCCTGCTGGCATGCATGACGATTGTGTGATGGCTCTGGCCTTAGCCTACTGGTCGGCTACCAGAGAGCGATGGCCGGGGATATTCGCATTATGAGGAACGAATGAAACTATTCGGTCGGAAACAAAAGGAGAGCCCGCCAGAGAAAAAGGAAGTTATCATCACTGGCTCGGGAATTTTTGGGCTGAATAATTATATCTCTTCTGAATATTCTAATGAACTTGATGCATACGCTAGAAACTATGCCCTCTATGCCTGCATTTCAAAAATAGCTCAAGCTGTCGGTGGTATTGAGTTTCTGCTTTTCAATTCAAAAGGCCAGATTGAAGACCATCCGGTACTTGACGTCCTCTACTATCCGAATCACCGCGAAGGGTCAAGATCATTCTATCAGAAACTGGCAACTCAACTTTTACTTTTTGGAAATTCGTATGTCTATATAGCGAAAGTAAACAGTAAGGCCGAGATGTATCTACTCCAGCCGAATGTTATCCAGATAGAGATTGACAGCCTTGGCGAGGTAAAAAAATATATCTATCGGACAAGATATTTTTCGAGAGAATTCAGTCCTGATGAAATCTGTCATATCAAGATTCCAAATCCTGGGAATGATTATTACGGTTTCAGCTACTACGAACCTATTAAGCGGATCATCGATCTTCTTGGCATCACAGAGAAGTGGAACTTGAAGCTTATTAATAACGACATGCGCCCAGCGGGAGTGCTGGAATATGAGGGGGCGATATCAGAAGACCAGGAGAAAGAGTTCAAGCGTAGATTCAGAGATATGTTTCAGGGGGCAATGAATGCCGGCGAAAATATTTTCCTGAAGGGTGGGGTGAAATGGAAACCAATCAGTATATCGGCCAAGGATGCGGACTGGCTTAATCTCATCAAGACATATACAAGGCAGATTTCGAATGTCCTGAATATTCCATCAGAGCTTATGGGCGACGCTGAAAACAAAACATATTCGAATGTGAAAGAAGCTCGCCGGGCCTTCTATATGGAGATGATATTACCGTTAGCTGATTTTATTATTGACGAATTCAATCGGTCGGTAGTGCCGAAATGGGGATCGGATCTCTGGGTAGAAATTGACCGCTCAAAGATTGAGGCGATCCAGGACGATATAGAACAGAAAGCTCGAATAATCAGTCAGATGAATTTTCTTACAATCAATGAAAAAAGGATTTTCCTCGGCTATGAACCGATTGATGGTGGTGATGTGATCATGGGTTCGATGGCAGATATTCCGCTAATCAGCGTAAGAAAATCTGACAAGAAAATGAAAACCAAAGAACTTCAGAAAGAAAAGCGGTACATAAGTTTCTGGCAGGAGAAAGAGAAGAAGGATATTCTCTGGAAAAGCTACAAGCGACGGGTTGATCGACAGGTTGGGAAATACGAATCAACTGCAAGTATCTGGGTTCGTGAAATTACGAAGAAAATTATTAGCGAGATAAAGAAAGAAAAAACTCCCGATGCGATGGTAGCTAAGCTCGATGAAAGAGAAGTGCTGAATTCGTTCCTCAAGACATTACGGCCGCTCTACGAGGATGGCCTGATAGCCGGATTCAAGTATGGGGAGCGGGCCGCCAAATCAGATATTGATTTCTTTCTTGAGGAAAAGCAAGTGGTCGAGGAAGACTTGCCTGTTGCCTGGAGGCGGACATTCGAGACAATCGTTCGAAAGATGATGTTTGAGAGCGGGACGCAAATCAGCAAGACAATCATTGAGCAGATCAAAAAACTAATCCGGACTGGTGAAGAAGAGAATCTCACGGTCAATCAGATAGCAGAAAAGATATGGGGTGAGATTCAAGAGTTCTCAGCTGCGAAAAGCAGACTCTGGGCAATTACTGAAACAACGAAGATCGATAATTTCGGTCAGCTCGAGGGCTACAAGGAAAGTGGAGTAGAAAAAAAGGGCTGGCTATGTTCAATGATTCCGACCAGCCGGCCAGAGCATATTGAAGCTGATGAAAAATACTCTCAACAGCCAATCAGGCTTGATGAGGATTTTATAATCGGCAGTTCTCTGATGGCACACCCTGGAGATCCTAGAGGTGGCCCGGAGCAAGTATGCAATTGCTATTGCACACTACTGCCATTCGTAGAAGAGGAGGAATGATGAAAAAAACAAAACTGATCCATACGAAGACATTCAAGGCCACCTATGCCGAGCCAAACGAGGACGGTCAGTTCACAGGCTACGCCTCAATCTTTGGCGTGAAGGATGAAGTTGGAGATATCGTTGATCCCGGGGCGTTCAAGAAATCACTTCAGGAAAAGAAGCGGTTTCCGTTTCTGTGGCAGCATTTTTCTTTCGAACCAATAGGCTGGGTGGAGCTTGAAGAAGATGAGAAAGGGCTCCGGATAGTCAAGGGCCAGCTGATCCTTGACACACAGCGGGGGAAAGAGGCCCGGGCCCTCATCAAGGAAGGGGCTATACAGGGGATCTCTTTCGGGTATGAAGTGGTCCAGGAAGAGAAAAAAGAGGACGGAAATCATCTGAAAGAAATCAAGCTCTGGGAAGTATCCGCCGTCACATTTCCTGCCCAGAAGTTGGCTGGAGTTGATGCAATCAAGTCTGTTGAAATCGATGATGGTGAACCGCCAGAAGTGAAGAAAGTAATTCCATATCAGGACTTTGGAAATGCGCCTGAAGATGAAGAATGGGATGCAGCCGCAGAGGTAAGAGAGGCCGATGTCGAGACACTGAAAAAAATCTGTGCCTGGTATGATGCCGATAATCCTGATATCAAAACAAGCTACAAACTGCCGCACCATAAGGCAAGTAATCTAAAAGCGGTCTGGCGTGGTGTTGCTGCTGCTATGGGTGCGCTGCTTGGTGCAAGAGGTGGAGTTGATATTCCTGATAGTGATAGACAGGGAGTATATAATCACCTGAAAAAGCATTATCAGGATTTTGAAAAAGAGCCGCCGGAATTTCGGTCTTTACCTGAGCCGGAGGAAACCACTCAGGATAATCTTTCTTCTGAGCCGGATGAAAGCCACTCAAAAGAAGATAGTAAGATTGAAAGCGAGGCGGACAAAAATAAGGAGAATGAAAAAATGGAGAATGAAAAACTAACAAAGGAAATCCTGGACTCGATCAATCCAAAGATTGAAGTCCTGGAAAAAGAAGTTCTGAACCTTAAGGCGATGGGCATCGGGGCCGGCGGGGGCAGTGAAAGTCAGGAAGATAAAGAATACAAAAAGGCATTCTGGGATTATGTTACAAAGGGAATTGAGCCGCCATCTAAGAAAGCAGCTGATATGAATCTTACAACTGGCACTCAGGGCGGCTATCTTATTCCACCTGATTTCTACGCCAAGATAATCGAATACCTAATCCAGTTCTCTCCAATCAGGAGCTATGCAACGATTCTGCCGACTTCTGCTTACGAAACACTTGTTCCGAAGGAAGGTAAGGGCATTGATTGCTACTGGCCTGGGGAAACCGGGGCAAGGACTCCAAATGATTTCACTGATGCCTTTGGTCAGGTACCGCTGAAACAATATCCGCATACAGCTTTAGTGAAGATTTCAAGACAGATGCTGAATTCGACTGCTATTTTTGATTTGACGAATTTCCTTTCTGGACTGGTAGCAAGGTCAATTGCGGCCAGCGAAGGAACGAAATTTGTTTCTGGTAGTGGCACAAACTGTCCGACAGGACTGCTGAATGGAAGTCTGCTGACAAGAGTAGAAACAGAGGTTGCCTCAACGCTGGCTGCTGATGATTTGATTTCGCTATTTTTTGCCGTTCCAGAGCCCTATCGCTCCAGAGGTGTCTGGCTGATGAACGATGCAATTCTTGCCACTATCTCTAAGATGAAAGCTGCTACTACTGGTGAATATTTGCTTGGCACACTGGCCGGCAGACCTGGTTTTCAGATTCTCGGCCGTCCAGTTATTTCCGCTCCAGATTTGGCTGCTGCTGTAGCAGATAATGCAGAGGTTGCTATTTTTGGCGATTTGTCCGGCTATTTCATTTCTGAAAATCCTGCCGTAACTATGCTGCGGCTTGATGAACTCTATGCTGCGAACGGACAGGTCGGATTTCTGTTTGAATTCCTGACTGGTGGCTATCCTGTTGATACTCAAGGGCTGCGCGTATTGAAAATTAAAGCTGGT